AAAAATCTTTTTGGCGCGTGGCGTTTTGAATTCAATTTCCGGGGTTGGTTCTTCTTTGGTTGTTGTCATGGTCATTTCATTTTCAAGAATTCGGCACTTTTGCGCCGTTCCTTTTAATTTTTTGACTTCGGTTGGCACTTTGGGTCGTCCTCTCATTTTTGTTGTCTTAAATCGCCTTAAAATCGTTTTAATTCTAATTTTGCACGGGTGTTCCTTCGAATGACACAGCGGTTAACCGTGCATCCGTGTGGGAATCAAAGGGGGGTATGGGGTCAACATACCGCCAACATGTGGTGTTCTTGGTGCGCCCACTAATGACATGTTTCGTCTTTGATAGCGACCAACCCAAATGTTTGCTCAACTCATACACGCTTCGCAATCTCATTCCAGAATCTAAATTAATAACCGCCCTTCTTGGTATCCTTCCAACATTAACCGCGTGATCCGTGTTCATTTGTTTATTGCACCATTCAAGATTGGAAACAAAATTATTTTGTCGATTGCTATCAATGTGATTGACACATCCATAGTCGTTTGGATTTTCAATAAAATATTTCGCAACTAAACGATGAACAGTTGATTTCATTGTGATGTTATTGTGTTTTGTTCTAAAAAGCAAATAACCTTTATCATTCAATGATGGTTTCATAATCTTTTGCGTTTTTATCTTTCTGATTCTACCATGATTGCTGATTTCAAAACTTTGATGTTCTTGAATTAATTTCCATTCTTCCATTTTGCAAATATACATGAACCGGTTCATAATACAATTACAATCGTGATTCCTTTCCTGACTTCACCGCGTGACATGAATTGCACAATGGTTGCAAATTGTCGACATCATGAAACGATCCACCCAATCGAACGGGCTGAATGTGATCGACCATTTGCGCAACATTGATGATGCCATTGTCACGACATTGACGGCACAAAGGTTCGTCACGCAATACCGATTGACGCAACGCGCGCCATGCGGTTGTGTGATACCGTGGTTCACGATGGCGATGTGCGGTGTGAACTGTTTTGTTCTGAATCTTCTTTAATGGAAACATTGGCATGATGCAAAGTTATATTAAAATTTTATCAAACAATTACAACATTACTTCGGTGTACTTTGTCAACTTGCCATCGAAGGTCGCATCAATCACCCCTGATTCCCCGTGCCTATTCTTTGCGATGATTAGTTCGGCATTCTCAATTGGCGGTTGTTCTTTGTCATAATAGGCCGGACGGAATGGAAACAACACAACATCCGCATCTTGTTCGATTGCACCTGATTCACGCAAATCAGACAACAACGGGCGTTTGTCGGCGCGTTCTTCGGGTTTGCGGGATAACTGCGCTAATATCATCACGGTGCATTTCAATTCCTTTGCCATCAACTTCAACCCGCGTGAAATCTCTGCGATTTCTTGTTCACGCGAATGGCTTTTGTTTACGCGAACCAATTGAATGTAATCAATGATAACAAGGTCCAACCCGTGTTTTGCTTTGTGCAATTTACATTTGCCGCGGATCATCTGCAATGATGTGTCGGGGTCATCATCAATGTGGAATGTCATCGGTGGTGTATTCAGGAATTGTTGAACATTGTCAATTTCTTCTTTGTACAATGAATGATTGCGAATGCGTCCATTTGGTATTTGACCAATCAATGAAACATAGCGTTTGGCCAATTGTTCGTTTGACATCTCCAATGATAGGAACAATGCGCGGCCATTACGCAACGCGAAATCATGGGCAAATGTCAAGGCGATGGCCGTCTTTCCCATTCCGGGGCGACCGGCCACAACAATCATGTCACCGGCGTTGTAACCTCCAATCGCTTTGTCAAGTTTGCGCCAACCTGATGGTTTTCCGGTCAACTGGTTGCCGCGCGACATTGCATCGACAATGTTGTTCATGACACCTTTGGAAACGGCGTTGATGTCTTTTGGCTCATGGCCAATGTCAATTTGTGCTTCATCAATAATTGATTGCAATTGCGACTTTGCTTCAATCAACCCACCGTCAAAATTCAAACCAATGACCCGGTTTTTGATATTGTTTAAAACAAAATTGTATTGTAGTTCGATGACCTGATTTTTGATTGATGGCAATCCCGAACATGCGGCCGATAATTGCGCGGCCAATATTGTTTCCGCTCGATCCAAATATTTCCGAATGGTGAACGGGTTGACGGTTTCGCCTGATTCATAGACAATGCGCATCGCTTTAACTATTTTGCCCAATGATTTATTTGTAAACCATTTTGATTGAATCTTTGGCAAATGATGATGCAATTCAGAATAAAACGCTAATTGACTGATGATATATTCTTCGTTCGTCATTGTTGTTTGTAGTATTGTGCGATTGCCAATGCGTGTGTGTAATTTTCGGATTCAAATTTCAATTCCTGATTGACATACACGCGCCATTTGTCGATGTTGTTAACATTGCCCATGACAATTCGGACATGGTTTGTTTGTTCACGGATCGCATATTCAACTGTAATCGATTCGGCTTTTTCCCCCAATGTTGTTTCCCGAAATGCTTTTTTCATTGTTTTGACCCAATTTGCAGCTGGTGAACCAATTTCCGCAATGAATGTTTGCACCGGATAAGAATTGAATTGACGGTCGGTGTGTTCTATTTCTATTGTTATTATAAATGTTTTCATTTGTTAAATGTTTTGTTATAATGGTCCTCGCTACTGTCAAAAATGTCATTGTGAGTATTGAGTAAATTAATACATTCCTCTTTATGCATTGCTTTGGCTTTTTGTTGTATCATTTCCCATGATTCAGCAGTCAAATCTGCAAATGTATAATGCTCAATCAACCAATCCACGCTACTTTGTTTATTGTTGCTCATTATTTTTGTTTGATTTCGTGTTTAACAACATCCCAATAAACAAACACGCCATGCGGTGTTTTTATTTGGAAATTTAATTCATTGTCGCGCATTTCTGTGATTAACTCATTGACATGAATCAACGCGCATTCAATCGCATCGCTTTTGTTTAATGAAAAAATCACATCACATTCACCCGTCACCAATTCAACTGATTCTGAATTGACAAAAAGGAATTTGTTGATTAACTGGTCGGCTTTTTGTTGCGGTGTCATCATTGTTGTTTTTTTATTGCTCATTGAATTGTTTGATAAATAGCGAACATTCGTACCATGTCCCGGTGAATAAATGGTTGCCGTTGAATACCACCACGGCGGTGTTTTGGTTAATTTCTTCGATCCACATCATTAGTCAAATTTTAAGGGTTTGTAAAAAGATTCTTGTTTTGGTTGTTTATCATTGTTTTGTTGTTTCCATGTTCGAACGGCTGCCTTCCAATCCTTCATCGGATTTTTGCCAACCTTCCATCCATTTGATTCGTAGTAATCAACAAATCGTTGTGACATGTCATTCATGTTTAATTCGGCCATGTATTGACGCACATCATCAACCGGCGGTTTTGTGAACCTTTTTGGCTTTTTGGCTTTTTGTTCCAATACTATATTTATATCATTATCATTATCATTATCATTATCATTATCGGCATTTTTTGCATCGTTTGGTATGCGTTCGCATGCGTTCGCATCCCACCGCATGCGTGCGGATAAAGAATTGCGTTCACGGATTTTTTCGTATCGCACCAAATCGCGTTTCAATTGTTGTTTGATTGGTTCAAATGCAATTTTGGTTATGACATTGTCGGTTTCCGGATTCAGGTCGTTCACATAATATAAAACATGTTTAAATAGGTGGCCGGCTTGCTCATCCGATAATTGTTCGATTGTGTGTATTATGTCGCAATACAACAAAAATGATTTCTTATTTTCCGCCATGATTAATCTACATTACAAAAACATTCAAAAGATGGGTCATTATCCCACAATCCTAACTGACTTTGCGATTTGTCTTTTATTTGTTGGTAGGTTATTTCTTTTTTAAATTGATGACCGCTTTCTTTTTCAACATTAATCCACCAATCAAATAATTCGGGTTTTTCTTTTGCAATAATTGATAATTTGCCTTTTCCTTTTAAAAAACACCCATCGCAATTCCCATAGGGTTCATTTACCTTTAAATCAAATGATTGTTTTTCCCACCAATTCAAAACATCCAATTTTGTTGTTTTCCATTTTACCAATGGTAATTCAACATCGACATCAATTGCGTCAACTTTCGCCCATCTGCGCGGTTCGTCATAACGAATTCCGTTATAACTGGTGTAATTGTCAACGCCAATACTTTTCAAATATCGTTTCAATGTGTTGATTTTCATTTCCAATGTGCAATACCTGAATTGTTGATTTGGAATGGCCGATGGCCTTTGTTGCAATAATTGATTGAACGGTTCACCATTTCGTGATGCGGTTTCGTATGTGACCACTTCAAATGATGCCGGTTTCCTATATTCCAACCAAACCACATTCAAATTCCATTGTTTGTCGCACTCATTAACAAAATCTAATGTTTGTGGCATTTCCTTTCCGGTATTTTGAAAAGTTACAAGATATTCGCCACCTTCATCAATTAGCCGTTTGGTCATGTAGGCCGATGTTCGACCACCTGAAAAATTTATCACATTCATCATTTCAAATCATCAAATTTTAATGCAACATATTGTTTGCCATCGTGCCATTTTGCGATTGTCAATCCGGTCATCATTTCACGGATTTGGCGCATCGTTCGTTTCACGGGTTTATCTTTTTCCATCATGAAAACAATGTACAAATCCGCATTTAAACCAAATAGGAATTCAAATGCGCTGTAATTAATAACATCGTCAATTTTCATCTTATTTGTTCCTTTAATATGGAAATACATCATGCGTTGTTTTTTGGCGTTGAAATATACAAAATCAGGCAATGACCGGATCAACCGATGAATGTTCCAAAACCCATTGATGTTCATTTCTTTTTCGTTAAACCCAACCCTTTGAACTGGCATTCCAACCGATTCCATGTAATCAACAAACCACATTTCCGACATGTTTGCGACTGTTTGGCGTTCTTTGTATGTGTTACTCGCTTTCTCCATCGCTTTCCAATTTTAAAATTTCCAACGCTTTTTTGTACAGCTGGCGCGCATGTCGGTCGGTTTTTTTCCATGATTCAAATGTGTTCACGGCGTGAATGATTGACGAATGGTCGCGACCTAATTTGTTGCCGATTTGCTCGAATGTAAAATGATAATGACGGCGCAAAATGAATGAATACATGTGCCGAATCATTATGACATCACCTTCGCGCAATCGACCCATTATTTTTCCCGGTGTCATTGATCCAACTTCGCAAAGACATTGCAACACCTGATTCATCAAATCTAACCGGCTAACGGCGTTTTCATGTTGAATGTCCAATGTTGTTTTGAATTTTACTTTGGGATAAATAATTTCATTTTTTAATGTAGCGATTTCGCGTTCGTACTGGTCACGCATTCGAATTATGTCTAATGACAATCGAGCGTTTTTGCTGCGTTCTTTGACAAATTCACGAAAATAATCTTTTGATTGCGTTGTGGCTTGTTTCATTGCTTAAAATTGTGTTTTTACCGTCTTTGTGTACTTTAATCAATTGTTTGGTTTCCGTTTCCCGTAATTGGCGCAAAAATGCGCTGAATTCCGATGTGGTCATTGTGACTTTGTTTTCAAACAATTCATTAATTTGATCCGTGATTCTTTTCATCTTCTTTTCCTAATTTATACCCGATTATATATGCAATCAAAATGTGTAATTGTACTAAAATAATACCCCATATTTTCATGATTCATCCGACCATTTTATTTTTTCCTGAACTTTTCTGACCGCGTAGTCATACCCGGCATTATATGCCATTTGTTGTTCCAATTTTTCTTTGATCCGGAAATAATTTTTTTCACGGTCTGATAATTTGAAGCCACCAAATTTTTCAACAAATGCAAACAATTCTTCAATTGGCGTTTTCATCATGAAAATTTATATTCTTAAAAATATAGTTTTTCAAAAAATAGGCCACCTGGTCATCAATCCAACCCATTTTTTGCGCTCGTTTAATCCATTGCAATTTTTTCTTCAATTGCATTTCGGATTGAAAAATGATGATTGCATCAAAATTGGTATGGGCCACCCATTGAGAATAAACCGAATCATCAATTTCGATTTGGCCACATTTGCGGATCAATCCATCGGATTCCAATGATGACAATGATGATGTAACCGATTGATGTGAACCCAATCGGTCGCGCAATGTCTTTGTGGAAATTGATTGACATTGTTTTATTTCATTGTAAACCTTTGCACGAATCGTATCAATTTTGCCCGTTTCCAATTGTTTCAGGAATGTTTGAATTTTTGCGCTCATTGCTCACCTCCTCCGTAGGTTTTGTTCCAGTATTGTTGAAAAGATGACCATCGACTTGTTATGTGCGCATCAAGAGAATCGCACCAAGTGATTAAGTGTTGCTGCTTTTCTATTTGTTTATACTTTTCCAATAAAGCCAAATTCTCATCAAAAGTTAGAGTTTTGCCCGATTGTTGAATCTCAAGCATTTCTTGGAACATTTGTTCCACTGCCGTTTGTTGTTTATTGTTTGTCATTTGCCCGCCTCCCTTTTCTTTGCGCGTTGGTTTGCTTTAATAACGCGGCGTTTTTCATGGTGTACGGCTTCTTTCAACACCAAATCTTCATATTTGCGTTGAACATCCTGATACAAATTTTGGAATGTGGTCAACTTATCATTGACATTTGCCAACTGCGATTTTTGCGCCATCAACTTCGATTCATTGTCAAAAATGACTTTGTTTTGTTTCCAAACGCTTTTTTCAAGGCCGCGAACTTGCGCGCGACTGGCATTGTACATCAACCACAAAATGAATGCGGTGACGCAACTGATGGTTAAAAAAATGTAAATCATTATCGTTGTTTTATTTGTTTTTGCCTTTGTACATTCTGCGTTGAACCAACATTTGCGTGAATTCATTGAATTCCGGGATGTATTCATCGCGTTCAAATTGATAGGGTTTGGCCTCCGGCATTTCGTTGAATCGCTTTGAATTCAATTTGATGCAATGCGCGCCATACATCACCGCAATGGTAATGGGCGTTAAAATGATAAGGTAGATTAAATCCATGTCGTTTTTCTTAATTGTTGATGCAATGTTAAAACACATTTTGCAAACAAAAAAACATTTGTGACATTTTTTTAAAAAATTTTCGTATTGAACGAAAAAAGGGGCAACCATCGGCGGCCGCCCCTTAAATCAACAATGATGAAACAACGATAAGTTTGGATGAATCTGCGCAAATATCGCGCATCCTTTGTTGACATTTGCAACATTGTGTATATTTGCTGAACAATGGAAAACAACGAATTAACAATCATCAACAGCAACACAACTGGTGAATCCGGTCAAGTGTTTGCCCCGGCGCAATTTGAACACGCCCAAAGAATCGCAAAATTATTGTCATCATCCGACCTTGTTCCGAATCAGTACAAAGGAAACATTGCAAACACGATGGTGGCATTAGAAATGGCCCACCGGATGAACGCATCGCCTTTGATGGTCATGCAAAATTTGCACATCATCCACGGACGACCATCATGGGGTTCATCATTTATCATCGCCTCATTAAATTCATGCGGGCGATTTGGAACGCTGCGGTTTGAATCAACACCAACATCATGCAAGGCCGTCACAATGGATAAACAATCAGGCGCAATTTTGGAAGGCCCAACGGTGACGATGGAAATGGCAAAGTTGGAAGGATGGTTGGATAAACCCGGATCAAAATGGAAAACAATGCCCGAATTGATGTTAAAATATAGGGCGGCGGCTTTTTTTGGTCGTTTATACGCCCCCGAAATCATGATGGGGTTATATTCTGCCGATGAAGTGGTCGACATTGCCGCAAACAACGCGAAAATGGGCAAATAACCCTATTTCAACGCGAAATCGTTTGAAGTAATCAAAGTATATGTGAAGCGGTTGCCATGCAAGGCGGCCGCTTTTTTTGCTAACAACATGAACTGGTTGAAATCTTGGGTGCGTTTAAACACCTGACAACCTTCGGACCAATTGTTGACCTGAACTGAATCAACACCGGCTTTGTGAATGTTTATGCCAAACACGCCCGTTTGCGTTGCGTTCTCATTATACACGCCATCTTTGATGTCATCACGGAATACAGTCACCGGGCCACATTGTTTCAACGCTTCATATTTGCCCTGATGCAATCCAATGTGATGTGAACCGCGATATTGTCCGGGCTTCATTCGGGCCGTCCCCGCGCCATTGTCGGTGGTGATTGCCCATTCTTTGATGAACCAATTGTCCTTTTCTTTGTAGGCAACAACGATTTTGTCATCAAATGCGTTTGTGACCTTTTGCCCGGTTGCTGAATTTCGAACACCAATGATGTTCAAATTGAAATCCCCATTTTCAAAAAATGCATAACCTTTGGCGGCCATTGTGCGTTTCAAATCTGCAATTGTAATCATAACAATACAAAGATAATTAAACCAACGCCCAATGCAATTGTCACTTTGCGCAGCTGGTAAAATCGTTCGTCACGCTTTTTGATTTCATCCAACAATTTGTTTGTGATCCGTTCTTGTTGTGCGATGACCTCGGAATCAATTTTGCGATATTCCCGGCACAACGCCAATTGTTCGCGCGCCTCCGCGCCTTTTAATAAATATAAATTATTTTCCGCAACTGTCAAGGAATCGATGCATTGCGATGATGCGGCGTGTGGCTGCGCAACTTGTATCGCCATGATAAGCCACAAAAAGTGTTTCATATTTGCTTTGAATAAGTATTTGCGTGTCATGTAATGTTTGGTATTTCTTTTTGATGATTTCCAATGTGTCGAATTCTTTTTGAACAACCCTGATGGCCGGGCCATGAACAACATTGGTTTGTTTTGGAACTGCAAATTGAAGGTATGCAAAACCACCAACAAATAACAACACCAACAACAAAATGGTCAAATCAACTTTACGCATCGTTTTTGGTGTTTGCAAATTTGTCGATGGATGTGAATCCCAAACAACAAATCACAATCCATTCAACCGCTTCAACCAATTCTTTGGATGGCGCGATGTCTTGGGGTGACAACGAATTGTGGGCCATTGTCCCAAACAAAATGAATGATCCGACAATTCCAACAAATCGTTTGGAACTGAATTCGCCTTTGTCGCCCTGAAATATTTGAAAAATCTTTTTCATCTGCCTTGACCGCGATATTTTTTTGCGGGTTTATTATTCTTTGAGTGAACACCTTTGTTTTTGCGCTTTGGCTTTGGTTGCCAACTCACGCCGGATGATGTTTTTGCCTTTGCCATTATTTTAAGCCGTTTAATTTTAACATGTTGTTGATTGATGCGGTGTCCATGCCAACCAATCCGGTGTCAACGCCCATGAACAACATCGTTGATGTCATCGCCTCGATTTTTGTTTCAGCGGTTGCAACGGCTTCTTTCAATTCGGCCTTTTCGGCAACTTTGTTTTCAACCAATTGTTCGCCTTGCTTCTTTGCAGCGGAAACAACATTGGATGCCATTTTCATGTTGTTTTCAACGCGCTTCAACATTTGTTCGATTTCGTCCACATTGGGCGTGTTTACAGCCCCGACCGGGTAAATCATTTCTAATGTCAAAATGATGGCAACAAAGGCCGTTAAAATCGTTTTCATAACTTTTTAACGGTGTTAATGATTCGCAATTCCGTAATTGCGGCCGACAATGCCGAATCCGATTTTTTCAACGCTGATGACATCCGGTCAACCTTCAAATCCAATTGGTCAATTTTTTGATTGGCTTTTTCGATTTGTTCGGTGTACGAATTTTTGACATCATAGTATAAATATGAAACGGCCGCCAACATGCAAAATGCCACCGCGGCCACCGGGTTTTTCTTGAACTGGTCAAACGAAACGGGCAATGCGTTTGCGTTAACTTGCTTTTTTACTGTCATTTGATGCGATTGATTTTTTTACTGTAATAAACCACCGCCAACAAACCCGAAATAAGACCAACAATGCCCACCACAAAGGTAAGGATTGGCTGATAAGTTTGCGTGAAGGTGATAATTGCTGAACTGCCTGAAATGGCCGTGGCAATCGCCGCCGTGGTGTCATTATTAAATTTGTTCATTTGGTGTTGGGATTACGCAAAAAGGTGAATCGGGGAATTTCTCACAATACCCTTTCAAATAAAGTGAATCATCCCCACTAAAAGTATGAATCCCCATTGGGTCTGGCCATACCTCATACGGAGTAAACTCCACGGGAACCTCTGCATAGAATAGAATATCAACCGCCCATTTGTCGGACTGCTTAGTGCAAACGGGTTTGTCATCCACTTGCCCCCACTCTAAACAAATAAAGCCAATTTCAACAACTGCACAATCAACCCAAGTAGTTGTTTCCGTTCCGTCGGGTGTGGTTGTGGTTTGCTCTATTAACTTGCGAAGGGTTGCCCATTGTGTAGGGGTGAACTCGAATTTATTGAAGGTCTTTGTCATTGCTTAAATTGTTGTGAGTGAGGCAAGTTCGGCGTTGGTAAGGCGGGTTTTAAATAGTGCAAGTTGGTTGTAAACTTTGCCACCTATTCGGTCGTTTGTTGTGCTATATAAAAAATTAAAATCTGCTGTTGTTGGAACTGTACCACTTGAATCCGTACCAATTTGTACGCCATTAACATAAAACGCAAAGTCATTTGCTTTGTAAGCAAGTGCCATTTTGTAGCGTGTACCAACAACAAACGAATTAAAAGTTATGATTGCTTGCGTTGATGAATTGTAAACCTCACCAAAAATTTCATTACCCGCACCCGCATAAATTCCAACATACGCTGTTCCCCCGCCTAAAAAGGCAATCCATTTTGCTGAATTGTCGTAAGCGGTAAAAACAAAGTCAACAAATAGCACACCCTCGGTTTGACCAATTAATGATGTAATACCCGTTTTACTGCATTCATCCGCCACCCTTGTTGCGCTTGATGATGTGGTGGGGATGTAGGATGTGGCATAACTTGACGCTTCGCACTGAAATCCCCAAACATAAACTTGTTTATTGCTTCCCGTGTATGTTTCATTGCCCGTGTCATCTGCCATTGCAATACGAAAGTTTGGCGAACCACTTGCCGACATTGTGCGTGTATAAACAACCCTATACCATCCGTTGCCAACGCTTGTAATTGATGCCGTAACATCGCCCGTTGAACCATACACTGAACCATTTTGAATGTCGTAAACAACATATTGCGATGTCGCACCATTGTAAATGTTTACCGCCATATATTTACGGCTTACATATTTTGCGTAAAATGAAATAGTGTATGCAGTGCTATTGCTGAACGATGTTCCTTGATAAATCCAATGTTGTGTACTTGATGCCGTGCCATCGTCTAAAAGGTCGGCATTTTGTGTGCCATCAGGACTGATTGCTTGGTTAGCCATAATTGTTAAATTGTTGTAAAACCAAGCCGCATTGTCTATTTGTTCCGAATAGGTAAACAAATTAGTACTTTGTTTCTCCAACAACAAACTCGGACACCCGCCCCCGCCATTTTGGTATGTTAATCGTGGAACATTTAAGCGGTCGGTAGTGGGGAAATAGGGTTTGGCGGTTGAGCCGATGTTGACTTGACCTCCCCAAGCATATACCCCGCTCGTTCCATTTCCCGCGTAGTTTGAACTACCGCCATTCGATTGCGCGTTGGCAACATAAAAACGACAATTGCCTGAAGGATTTGTAAAAGTAATTGATGCACGACACCAACCATTCCCAACATCCGAAATACTTACACTTGTTGTGCCAATTCCACTTCCAATGTTTGCACTTGTTCCCGCAGTTAATGTGCTTAAATTAACCCAATGACGAACGCCTCCGACTGCGGTATTAAAAACATATAACGCACACCAATCGGCATTGTATTTTTTAAGATAGACGCTGTATGTAAATTGACCACTCCCAATGTTTGGCTCAACAAATCTATTATGCTCATCGGTCGTGTTGCTTTCAATTATTGTGTCTGCGGTTGTTGTTCCGTTTGGTGCGGTTGTTGAATCTGTACTAACGCTTGAACCTTGCGCACTCCAAACACTAAAATTTTCGGAGTTCTCCACCAAATTCCACGGCGTCACCTCAACCAATCCCGCACTATTTATGCGTGTGCCGTTGGATGCACGGGTGAAGGCCATGTCGCCTGACCCATCGGTGGGGATTTGGCTAAATACTGTATCTTCTTTGTATCCGCTTGGTATCATTACCAATGACGCGGAATTCAATAAATCTGACATTTATAAGTTGTTTAATTTGTTTAACATACATGAAACACCTTCATAAAAACCGCCATCGGCGGTCACGCGGCTTTTGTACGCAACAACGATGGGCCAACCTTGCCCCAAATATTGTGCGCTTCGAATGCCAATTCCTAATGCGCTGATTCCAATCATTTTAATATGCGATTACGCTTCCGGTGCTGATTACAAATCCGGTGATTTTGCTGCCTTTGCCGGCGGGCAAATATGCGCCTTGTTGAAAAGTAATTCCGGACATGCCACGAGCCGACAAAACATTTGTTGATGTTCCGTTGTCTTGTGTAACTGTGAACGATGTGAATACCGTGTCGGCCTGAACAACCAACGCGTCAAAACTTACGGATGTAACCGTCCCCGATCCGAAATATTTAAATCCATCGTAACCGGCAACGATGTCAATTGATGCTTCTGCCATAATGCTTCGAAAATAACATCGTGACAATAAACATTTGCAACATTTATTTGACTATCAACCACCATTGCGTTCCATCGCTGATGACTGTGCATGTTTCAAAATTTGTATTCAAAACCTTTGTCGGGTTGCCATCAATATCAAACCCGCCGCCGGTGATGACAACCGAATGTGATGATGCAATTTTTTTGAAATAATATTTTTTACCTTTTGATATTGTCGGATCAGGTAAATCAACCGTAACCGTTCCGCCGGATGAATCGCACAAAATTAATTCATAACCATTGGTGATGGTGTGTGTCCCGGCCGTGTATGTGATGGGCGCATTGTGTTCCTGAATCCGCCAATTAACCAATTCCGTTGAATCGTCATAACTTAACATCACCTCCCAACGGGTGTTCAATGTTGGCTGCGATGCGGGCGCGCCTTCGGCGTCATTGACCAAATATTCCAAAACTTGTTGCGGAACATTGGAAATCGCTGAATTCAAATTTGTCACCGCTGATTCAACATAATTCAAACGATTGTTCAGATTCCCGGTTTGTGATTGCTCGACCTTTAAACCTTCGCCGGATGATGTTGTCAAGGTATAAACTGGTGAAACGCCAATCCATTCACCATCCCATTGTTCCGAACGGCAATTGTATTTGACCCCGTTCAAAACCCATGAATAATTGTCAAAATATAATGATTTGATTGCAGTCAATGACCCGGAATCAATCCATGTTCCACGAACCACCGGAACAAAATTGGCGTAAATCGATGCCATTTGTAACCCCAACATTTTGGTGATTGTTCCGTGTGTAATCGAATCCCAACCGCCATACCAATCCGATGCCAAAACATCAGTTGTTCCGTTAAACACCAACCAATTCCCAATTCCGTATTTCAGGGAATCCGTATAATATGGCGATTCAATTGTGATGGGTGTTGAATTCGCCAAATTGGCTGTTGATGCGGTGATGACCTCCGTGATGTCAAAAATATAATCCGCATTTTGATATGGTGACGCATCTGCAAATGAAACCTGAATTGAACCCCAAAAATCCTTCAACGCTGAATTGCCGTTTTTCCATTTGCCACCGCCCGAATAGGAAAGAATAACACCATGAACAAACATGTTGATTTCCAATCGGGTGTAACCGACCGGCGCGGTTGTCACCGACAATTCGAATTCCGATGTAATCCAACCGCCTTTGATGTCTTTGGTTGGCATGCGATACAATTGATTTCCCGAATTCCCCGATGCGGACCAATATCCATTGGCGTCCAAATAAACATAAGAGCCACCCGAATTTCGCAACCTGATATTGTAGTAAACATCGGTTGAATCTTCGACATACAAAACCCCACCCAATGTGTCGGATCGTTTGAATGATTTTGCCATAAAACGAATGCGCATCGGTGCGGCATCCGGTGATGTCCCGGTTGGAATATCCGTGGCAATCAACGACAATGTTGATGATGATGTATTTGGGTAACTGCGCAACGCTTTTGCCACATTTTGACGATGCGTGTTTATTGTCACCGATTGTGCAGCTGGTTGATAGTACAATGATGGTTTTGCCATCCACAATGGCCGAACATCGTTGCCAATTGTTTGACGGTGTGAATATGTTGTCGTCCCGATATATTGCCCGGTATACGAATATTGACGCAAATTGATTGATGTTGTGTTATTATACGCGTTGAATGGAATCACATAATACGCGCCATTTTCATGAGTAAATCGCGCCCCGAACATCAACAACACATTTTCCAACGCTTGTTTTGCTGAAATGTAATTTGGTTCAATTTGCCATCCAACCGTGTCAATAACTTTGACATCCGTAAACGGATCAAAATTTTCTAAAAATGTATATTCAAAAAGTTTATACATGTCGAACCCTAATCGGGCCGCATTATCTTCGTTTAACAATGTGCCATCATACAAATATTGTTGTGGCGTTCCATTGACAACCCAATAATCCGACAAATCCAATGTGTCCAAACAACGGCGAAACAACTGGTTGATTGTGATGTATTCATCCGAAAACCATGATGATTGCACTTTGTAGCCATCCATCAATTCAAGGCCATCCACAGCCACCAAATCAATGATTGGTTTGCTTTGTATGGATTCGCGCAATCGCGTCATTTGGTCGGCCAATACGCGGCCAACATGAATCAATGAGTCATTGCGATAAATCAACATCGCCCATGCGGTTTCGGCTTCGGTTTGAATGCCGACAAAATCATCCAATGTATTTTGATCCGGCATCACCCATTGCGCAATTGCCCGTGATGGTCTGATAAAATTGCTATAAACTGAATCTGATTCGCCTTGCCTTTCGATGCTGATTCCATCACCGGCCAATGTTAATTCAACCGATGAATTCAATGCGTCTAATTTGTCAAAACAACATGTTTCGCCTTCAATATATCCACCGGCTGATTGAACCCGTGCATTGTATAAACGCGCAACAATTTCCGGTGTTGTTCCTGATGGTGAATCCCATAATTCAACCCGGTATTCAACATTTGTGATTGATAAAAACGAACCTTTGTAAATCCTTGCCATTATCCGCGCCGTGAATCTTTATTGTATCTTTCCAAAACGATGGCCAAATCGCGTCCGCTGATGTGCGTTTGAGCAACATAACCGGATGATTGTTCGGGCTTCATCAATGTTTTTAATTTGTCCAAAGGTGCAATAACCTCCGGGTTGCTGCGCGCGCCGGGATATTCACCCATCAAACCCAATGTCGGTCCGCTTACAATACCACCATCGGCAAACGCGGTCACGCTTGGGCCTTGTTTCATTTGATTTGCCACCGCCGTACCCAATGCAACCATTGCGATACCGGCTGCAACCGCAACTTGTGGTTGGATAAATGCGGTTTGAAATTTTTGAACGCTGATTCCATACGCAATCAACATTTTCCCGACTGTTTTGACAAAATTGCCCAATTGGCCAACAACTGATTGAACAAAACCCTCAATGCCATTGCCTTGACCGGACAATTGATTTCCCAACGCTTCGCCCAATGATATTGCAATATCTTCACCCAATCTTTCAACCGCCATCGCCATGTCGGTCATTAATCGGTCAAAATCTTGAACGATTTGTGAATATGACTTTGGGTCAATTTTCACTTGAATCAAAACGGGCGCAACGGCCGTCCCGGCAATCAGATTTGCACCGGTTAATTGTTTTAAATCTTCGGCCGCTTTCTTTTTTGCTTTTTCACCACCTTCAAAACGCTTTTTGTCCAACCACTCAATCAAATCGCCTTCAACTTTTTTGACTTCTTCTGCGCTTTTTTTAATTTCAGCCAATGCAGTTTTTCGCCTTTGGCTTTGTTTTTTTGCCGCTTCGGAATCCAATTTGACTTGTTTGTCGGTCGCTTCTTTGTTTATCGCTTCAATGTTTTTTTGATACGATTTTTCAAGGTATTCAAGTTCGGTCAACTTTGCCGTTGCGGCCTGAATCTTTGTTCTAATTGCGGCCCTATCTTCTTCTCCTTCTGCGCGTGTCAAATCATCAAACAACAATCGCATGTTGTCGTTGTATTTTTTGCGCATTCTTTGCGTTTCTTCTAAACGGCGCTTATTGGTTTCCAATTCCGTTTCGCCCAATTCTTGAATCTTTGTGGCAAAATCACGGATTTGTTTGTTGTATTCGGCTTGTTGTTTTTGCGCCTCCTTGACTTTTTCATTCACCCCATCCAAACCATCCGAAAACGCATAAATGGCGGCAACGGCTGCGCCAATGGCAACCGTGGCAATAACAAATGGATTGGCCAAAAACTTTGTTAACCCACCAAATTGGCTTTGCAAATCTTTGACTTGCATGACGGCCGCGCTGAAATTCAACGCCGCATTCAAACCCATCAATGTGTTGCGCAACGCTTTGTTGTCGTCTGCGACAATTGCAATAATTGAACTAACTGATGAAAATGATGTGGCCAACCCATTCAATGCGGCGCGTGTTCCACCCAATGTTTGATTCGTGATTCCTAATTGTTGGGTAAATCCTTGTTTTTTTGCAGTCAATTCAGAAACGGCGATTGACTGGTCTTTGATTGCCGCTTTGGTTTGTTCGATTTCTTGACGAACTCGCTTTTGACCTTGAACATCCATTTTAGACATGGTGTCACGCTTTTGGCGCAACTTTTCCAATTCCATCATGAATTCACGGGTGATTTGTTTTTGTTCGTCAATTTCGGCCGTGACGGCTGCAATCTTTTGGCGCAATTGCCCCGACCCCAATGATTGTTCAATGGCTTGACCGGCTTTATTTGCGCTTTGCTGCATTTTGGCCGATGACTTTTCCATCGTATCGGCCGCGGCCTTCACATCTCTATTAAATAGATCCGTGACCGCATTTAAAACAATATTAATCGCGCTTAATGCCATTATCGGTTGTAACTTATTGAATAATCCTGAATAATTTGATAGACGCCGTATTCTTCGGAATTGTCATCGGTCAAATGGGATTCGCTCATGTATTCGATTTCCCATGTATACACGCCGTTGAATGTTGCCGGTGTTGCCACTTCCAATGCCGTGCGCGTCAAATCTGCAATTTGAACACATTGCGTGTATGTTGTGGCATATATGTTCACTTCGACATTCGCCCAATCCGTTTTTGAATGACCGGATTTGGATGGATGCGGGGTCACCGCTGTGACGCGAATTGTGATGCCCGGATATGGAACACCTTGCACAATGCGCAATGGGTTTATGTTTGTACCAACAACGGCCGTCAATGCGGAATTGTTGGATAAAACATTATAAATGGCGTTTATTGCTTTCATGCTTCGGCGGGCGGTGTCAACTTCGCAAATATATCCGCATAGCGCGTAACCTTTGCAACAATATCGTCATGGTTTGATTTTTCCCACGGGAATTTCATCAACTTTTGTGGGCTGATTGGTTTTTTCAAATGTGGTGAAATCATGGTTGCCGCCATCCACCGGGACAATTCCCATTGATTGCGATATTGTTGTTCTTGGGCATTTCTCATCCCAAACAAGCGTAAACGAAAATATTTTGGATGGCAATCATCAAACGATGCATCATCCATTCCCATTTCGCCAAATGCGATTTCGCGTAATCGGTCAAATGTTAGGGATTCAGATTTGGCCGAATCTACTTTCCCACCGTTTCCGATGTGCCTTGACGGGGTTTAAAAAATTCTTCGACCGCTTTGGTGAATTGCAAAATTACGGGTTCGATTTCGCTGAATGATTCAATAGCATCTGCAAAATCATCAATGTCCACAAATGGAAATTTTTGACCTTGCTTTTTGCAACCGGATTGAATCCCAAAATATGCGCATGCTCGCGCAAATTTCAATGAATGTGCAATGTTGTTGGCCGTCATGTTTTCGCCCAACTGCGTGAAATCTTCCAAATTAAATTCGGCCATGATGTTTTCAATGGCGCGCATGTTAAAAAAAAGGGGGTGTTGAACACCCCCGATTGTAATCGTGTTCATGTTGCGAATATACGCAACAATTTCAAAATTAGATTGTTCCAACGGTCAATGCGCCCGTTCCTTGAATTGATGCGGTGAATGTCGCAACATCGTTTTGTGGGGCGGTCAAATTTAATTCGTTGAAAAATGCTGATCCGCTCAATTTCAAATCGCCGCTAACATTGGATGTCATCACGATTGTCACGGATGTGCCGGCCAACAAATCGG